GCCCGTTTACTGCCTGCATTGTTAGTTAGTTATTAAGATGTTGTAAAGGAGTTATGATGCGGCTATTCGGTTTGGTGATTGAGACGGCAAGGTCGCATGACAAAGCTGTGCGGGAACGCAAGCGGCTTTTGCAGGCGGCAACGGATAAGACGGCTGCTCATCGTAAGTTGATGGAAGCGGACATTACTTCCGCCAACAAGCAGATCGGGCGGCTGTTGCATAAGGGCATAGAGTTGTCTTTGCTCTGGGAGGCGTGCCGGGAGTGTACGGTGGATAAGCAGGTGCGGGTGGTTTATGAGCGATTGACGGGTAAGCTGAAAGGGGGCAAGTAATGAGGATATTTTCTGGGTACAAGGGCCGGTACGTTACATGGTTTCGGATATTTGGGTTTGGGTTGTTTTTCACAAAGTGGGAGCCGGTGTTCAGTGAAAGACATGGCTACAAAAAGAGGTTGCGGTTACCGTTTGGCTGGCGGGTAGGAGTGCTCAATCGTCAAAACTGGCGACTGCGGCCAGGTGATAAGCTGACTGGCGAGGCCGGAGAGAAACGATAACGAAACAAAAGAAAAAACCCGGACCCAAGCCACGTGAGGGCCGCAATGAGAATGTTGAGCAGCGCAAGCTCATGGCGGCCAAGCGTGCTGCCGAGCGCGACATTGAGATTGACTTCTCACGGCAGGATATGAAGCGCCGCAACAAGGGCAAGCGATATCCGCAGTTCTTTTTGCGCATATACTTCCCGAACATATTCTACATGCCCTTCTGCGATAATCAGAAGCACAACATCAAAGAGATTGTCATCCGTATCAAACAGGGCGGCATGAAGGCAATCGCAGCCGAGCGTGGCGGGGGCAAGACTTCGATCATGAAGGGCCTTACGATATGGGGGCTGCTTTACGCATTTATCCACTGGGCAGCATGGATTGAGTCGAATCCGGATATGGCAAAAGAATCACTCGAAGATATCAAATTGATGTTTGAGTATCCGGGCGATGAATTTGCTGCGGACTTCCCGGAATACTGTACGCCGATTGCCGCACTTGAAGGCCAGGCTATGCGAGCTAAGTCGATGACTTACAGAGGCAAACGGCTGGGGGGGTGGAAGTGGGAGGCGGACCGCATTATCTTCCCGACGATTACTATTGAGACGCCGAATAACACACCAGCTCTTGGTGGTATTATCAAAGTATTCGGAGCGGAGACACCGATCCGCGGCTTGGTCCGTGCAGGAAAGCGGCCAGACTTTGTGGCGATTAACGACACTGAGACTGAGGAAACAGCTAAGAGTCCGACGATGACCGAGAAAATTCGCAAGAATCTGGTCAATGCTGTTGGCGGATTAGGTGGGCCGGGCAAAAAGATCGGCATAGGTATGTTGTGCACAATCATCCGCAAGGGCTGTATCGCCGACCAGTTTACCGACCGCGAGATATATCCGCAGTGGGTGGGTGAACGAATGCGGATGTTGATAAGCGAGCCGGTGAATCGGCAGCTATGGGAAACATACATGCACACGCGGCAGACGGAGCAGCGGGCCGGGGACCCGGACTGCCGCAAGGCCGAGAAGTTCTATCGCAAGAATCGCAAAGAGATGGACGCCGGGGCAAAGGTAGCTAATCGTCTGCGGTTCATCACGTCGGCGGGCGAGGACAAAAAGCCGCTGGAAATCTCTGCAATTCAGCACGTATTCAACATCCTTGCCGACCGGGGGATGGAGTATTTCCTTTGCGAATGTCAGAACGATCCACCAGAGGAGTTGACAGGTATATCTGAAATCAGACCACACTTTATCAGCGATAAGGTTAATGGTTGCGAGCGTGGCATCCTGCCGGAATGGACTGAGCGGGTGACGATGTTTGTTGACGTTCACGATGCGAAGCTGTACTGGTCTGTGGTTGCCTGGCGTCAAGGGTTCATCGGCTATGTTGTCGATTATGGCGTCGATGTAGTTCACAGCCCCATCGCCGGGTCAGTAACAGTACAAGAGAAAAAGAAACAGACGGAGCTTGCGATTATCGACGCACTTGATGCCTTACGGCAAAAAACACAATGGCCAATTGACTTGGGGCTTGTTGACGCCGGGTACAAGGATGCAGCGGTGTATGCTTTTATCCGGTCTATTGCCGGGGGGGTATGGCGTCCGGCAAAGGGCGGGTCGGGCAAGACAGGATCATATAAGACGCCGAAGAAATCCAAGACGGTCCGGGGTATCGGCAGCGGCTTTCATCATTCGTACTTGGCGGACAAAAAGATATGGTTGATAATCCATGACACGAACAAATGGAAGCGGCGGGTACAAGATGGATTTGTAATCGGCGATATTGATGCTGGTGGCAGCCTGTCTTTGTTCGGTGATGACCCGGTTGAGCATCGGGCCTTTGCCGAGCAGATTGTTGCCGAGGCGTACAATACGGAGAAGATGCGATATGAGCAGGTAAAGGGTTATACGCATAATCACTGGCTTGACTGCATGGCGGGCTGTTGTCTTGCCGCTGAGATATTGGGTGTGCGGTTGATTGCCGAGAGTACACCGGTGCAGACGAAACAAGAAGCGGGACAGGTTGTCCATCGTAAACGTAAAATGAGACGGAATTATTGAAAAGAGAACCAAAATGGCAAAACGGAAGTGTGCGTGTGGAAATCTTGCTCACCATGAGATATGGGGTGATGACACGGTAGAATATCTTTGTTGTGTGTGTTATATAAGAGGTGGCGGCCCTCCTGCCGATTGGCATCCGGATTGCATGCGCGAGGTAGGCCGACTTGATGAAACGGTACCGTGGTATAAGGGCGAAGAATGAGACGTAACTATTAAGGAGAATTGAAATGATACGTTGTAAACATGGACACTTGGGTACATGTTGCGGCCTTCCTATCGAAAAACTGGAGATACCTTTTGAGAAGAAGTACTGTGAAAATTGTAAATGGTGGGGCGTCGATCATTTTCCTGAAAATCTGGAATGTCGCTTACCTGGAAACATGGGTTCAAGGTTTGCACTTTGCGGGCGGGCAAAGTTCACTATAGAGCTTGTCGATTGTCCAGATGAACCGATGACAGTGATTGATGGGGAAGGGTACAGCGCCGACTTGATAACCCGCAAGGACCATTATTGCAGCGAATGGGAAGCTAAAGAATAACACAGAATATAAACGAAAGGATGCTTAATATGGCAAAAAAAGCCACAAAGAAGGCAAAAAAGAAAGTATCTACGCCGGAAAAAGCGGGCGAACAGTACGCTTTCCCGCGTGATATACGGTGTCCGAGGTGCAATGCAAACGATACAGTGGCCACTTCAACACAGGGGCAAATACAATATCGGCACTGTATTAGGGCGATTTGTCGGGAAAATTTCAAAATCATAGGACAAAAGATTTTGTTTACAGATTGTAAAACAGAGTCTTGATATACCGGGTTTTGAGCCGTATCTTTTAGGTATGGCATTAACAAGTAGCTCGACATTAGCGACGGCTTTGGCCCAGTACAATGACAATCTGTCATGGGAAGGCAGTGCGTCCAAGGCTGTTCTTTTCCTTGAATCCATTCGCTGGCTCCTCGTCAACCGCCCTATGAGTACAACCATTCAGGGGCGGTCTATCAATTACAACGCACTTGAGACCCAGAAGGCCGAGGTTGCGGCATACGTTGCGAAGCACGGCGATAATGTCAACCGGGCCGGATTCGTGCGGGGAAGGGCGTTGCTGTGAAAAGAAGGGAATTACAGATTGACAGCATCCGCGGCAAGTACACCTCGGTTGGGTATAAGTCATCCCGGATGTCTGCTGTCGATGGACTATCCCCAATGTCTGCATCCGGCGATCGAAATATGGAATACGACCGGGAGAGATTGCTTGCCCAGAGCCGATACTTTTACAATAACAACGCGATATATCACGGCATGATTGACCGTGCTGTAGCATACATTGTCGGGGCCGGCTTTACGCTGCAAATGTCATCCTCCAGCAACCCCTACAATAAAAAGGTCGAGGAATTATGGCGGCGAGATTGGAAGCGCCCGGAAGTACGCGGGCTGATATCCGGGCGAAAAGTCGAAAAAATGGTCGCGCGTGAACTCCTGCTTTGCGGCGATACCGGCGCGATCAAAACAAACTTGTCACAGATTCAACTCATAGAGGCCGAACAGATAGCGGGCAAAGCTCCTGACAGGGACGGCATAAAAAAAGACGATTTTGGCAGGCCGGTCAGGTATTATGTCGCCGGGTATAGGAGCGGCAGGGTGAACCGTTCAACGGCGTCTGGTATTGACCCGGAAAATTTCCTGTTTATCACCAACCCGGACCGACCGAGCAGCACGCGGAGCGTACCACCCGCGCAAGCGGCGTTTGCAATGCTGCACAGGGTTAATGATGTTTGCGATTCAGAGGCGATCTCATGGCAATTACTATCGCGGCTTGCCGTAGCGATTATTCGCGAGGATGGTCCCGGCCTTGGATATGGCGAGTCGAAGGATGACCCAAACAAATCTACAAGTGAAAAAGATGGCAGCTTATCGACTCGCCTGACCGAGCTTGATTATGCTCTAATGTTCCACGGCAATCCGGGCGAATCAATACAGGGTATCGACCGCAACCTGCCCGGCAAAGATTTCCCGGCGAGCATCAGAATGTTCCTGCGGCTGTTGGGTTTGCCGTTGGGTTTACCACTTGAGATTACACTTCTCGACTGGACGAAAAGCAATTATTCACAAAGCCGGGCCGTACTTGAGCAGGCGTATCAGATGTTCAGCGACTGGCAAATCAGCCTTATCGATTATTTTCTGACCCCGATATTCGAGTGGGATATGGGGCGATGGGTTGCTGATGGGGAAATAAAAGAACGAGTAAAAGACGGCATGAAGCATAACTGGATTGCCCCTACATTCCCCTGGATTGACCAACTGAAAGAGGCTCAGGCATACGGCGAGCGAGTTGACCGCGGTTTTGCAACTCACGCCGGGGTGCTCAAGAGTTTGAACAAGGATCGGGCCGACGAAATGGACGCCCGCGTACTTGAGGTCAGGGATGCAATCGACAGGGCGAAGAAGATCAGCGAGGATACCGGCGAGAAGATTCCGTGGCAGATATTTGCCGGTATGGAAGTAAAGTCTGCGCTACCTGCGCCACCCACACCGGCCCCGGCAGATAAACCCGACGATGATAAAGGAGACGACGATGCCGAATAATCAAGTTGCAATATCGGAACTCACAAGCGAAATATGGGCGATGGAGCCGAGGCGGTTGACGGCGTTCTTGACAGGGCTTGCAGATTATAAGGCATTTGCCGAAAGTATCAAAGAGGTAAACAATAAGCCAGTTGCATCTACAATTATCGCACGTGTTGCTGTTATTCCTATCAATGGAATTTTGATGAATGCCATTCCAAGATGGTTTTCGTTTTTCGAGATACAGGCCACATCTTATCGTGATATTATATCGATGGTTAATGTTGCCGCCGAGAGCGATGAGGTTGACGAGATTCGTTTAGCCATAAATAGTCCGGGTGGAAAAGTTGAGGGATCGTATGAGGCAGCGGATGCGATATTTAATGCCAGAAATATCAAACCAGTATCGGCACACATTAGCTATTTAGGTGGCAGTGGCGCATATCTTCTTGCATCACAAGCAAAGACAATTACGGCCAGCCCGAACGCAGAGATCGGATCGATTGGCGTCTTTGCCCTTTTCGTCGATTCGTCAAAAGCGGCCGAGGGAGAAGGTATTAAGGTTCATATTGTCCGATCTGGTGATTATAAAGGCATGGGTTATCCTGGCGTTGAAATCACGAAAGAACAACTTGCATCACAACAGGCGGTTATTGACGGCATGGCCGACAATTTTGTTAAGGCTATCTCGATAGGCCGCGGCATGAAAATAAATGAAGTGCGCAGGCTGGCGACCGGCGAAACTTGGATTGCCAAAACAGCAAAAGCAAACGGGCTGATCGACAGTGTAGTCGGTGCAGCAAAATCCAATAACACTACTAATACGAAAGGGTCTGTCATGGATAATGCAGACAAGCAAATCGAGCAGCCCAAAGTCGATATCGAGAAGATTAAGGCCGAGGCTGGAAAAGAAGCTGTAACCAAAGACCGCGAGCGGTTGGTTGCGATGCAGGCTGAGTTCGATGGCGACATTGAGTTTGCTGTCGAGCAGTTCACGAAAGGCGCGACGCTAATCGAAGCGAAGGCGGCGTTCGCTGATGTACTAAAAGGACGATTGGCGGATGCGAAAAAGAAACAGCCGGAGCCGAAAAAGCAAGCGGACGGTGCGCCGCCCATTAAGCATTCCGAAGGCGGAGAGGGAACCGTTCCTGGCTTTATGGAGCAGGCTCGCGCGATGGCAAAGGAGGAGAAGATTTCTGTTGACAAAGCTATCCGCAAGCTCAAGCGTGAAGACCCCGAATTGTTCGCGAGGTCTCAACAACATTAAAAACAGAATACGGGTCCGGCGTGCGGTTAGCTACTAATCGCCGGGGCAAGGCAAATATAAGCGGGCTGTGTGGAGCCACACTTTCACACGGCCCGCTTTTTTTGCGCCCACAACCACTAATTTGAAAGGGTATTATTATGGCAGGTTTAGCATTTCAAAATGCAGGGCCGGGAACAATGGTGACCGGCGAGGCAGTAGTTCCTGATCGCTTCGTGTTGATTTCATCCAGCACGCTTTTGTATGCGGATGGCGGAGAGGAACCTATTGGTATTACGCAAGAAGCGGTTGCGAGCGGCGCGCTTTGCGCTTACGAATTCCTGGATGCCGGGATTCACAAAGTTACCGGTTCAAAGGCGATTACCGCCGGGTCAGCAATTTATGTTACGACCGATGGCAAGGTATCCGACGCGGCGGTTGGTAAGCAGATCGGTATTCTGCTTGAGGCAATCACAGGCAGCGGCGGCAAGGCCGCTGCGATTGTCTGGGGGCCGCGTGGCGGGAACGATGTCTTTAGTTCCCCCATGAAGAACATTATCACTTTCGAGGATGATTTCTTTTCCTACGATCCCACCGCGACGACCGGCGACTGGGCCTTGGCGGAGGATGCTGGGGCGGAAGTTGGGACAACTCTTGTGGCGGACCAAGCTGGTGGCATCCTGTCTATCGGCACAGATGCCGACGGGGAAGATGCGGCCACGGTTTCCAGTCTCCACGAAAACTGGAAGTTCCAGACGAACAAGAAACTATACTTCGAGTGCAAACTTATCTGCACAGAGGCCGCCACTAATGTTGCGAACTGGGCCGTTGGCCTGGCTGATCTTGCAACGGTCGATCTTATCCAGGATGGCACGGCGGGTCCGGCGGCGTCATACGACGGAGCGTTAATCTTCAAGATCGACAGCACGATGAAGATTCAGTTTGAGACTTCCAACGCCGCAGTACAAGTCACGAATGCAACGTTGGCAACGTTCGCATCTGCAACATCGTATGTCGTCGGATTCCTGTATGACTACAACGACGGTGTAACCGCCAAGGTCACCCCTTACGTTGATGGTGTTGCGGGAACAACGCACGATCTCACTATCGCCGGTCTCGAAGAGATGCACATCGTGATGTCGGTAAAGAACGGTGGTACAGCCGAGGAATCGATGGAAGTCGATTATGTCCGCGTACAGATGGAGCGGTAAGCAGCAGTGTTAAGTACAAAGCGAAAAACAACAAAAATTAAGTATAATCTGAAAGGGTATTGATATGAGACCTGAATCAACGAGTGCGGCGGCCCGTCCTGTACTGACGGAGTTCGCAAAAGAATACTACAATCAAAAAGCATTGTTGAAGTTCATCGGACTGCGGGCCGCACCACTGTTCCGCGCTAATAAGCGGACCGGTGAATATCCGATATTCAACCGGGAAAGTTTCAAAAAACGCGCAACCAGCCAGAGCCGAGCACCTGGCGGGGCATACAACAGGATCACCGGGCAGTTCGGCGTACAGACTTATGCCTGTGCAGAGAACGGCCTTGAGTATCCCGTCGATGACGTCATGCTTGAGCAGTACGCAGACCTGTTTGATGCTGAGGACGCTGCAACACAGATAATCGTGCAGCAGATTCTTATGGGCCACGAGGCCAGGGCCGCGACGGCGTATTCCGGGGCAGGATTGACGAACCATAATGTCACGACTGCATGGAGTACGATTACCGCGACGGCAATCAATGATTTCGAGAAAGGATTCAACGCGATAGGCGACGCATGTGGTTGCATGCCCTCTGACTTGTCAATCATTGTCCCGCGAGCCGATTGGCAGGAATTGCAAAAGGTCACGGAGATTGTCAACCTGACGAAATACATCTGGACGGGTAGCGCTACCGGAACAATCCCGGTTAGTGTCCCAGCGAATGTTGTCGCCGCAGCCCTTGGCTGTAAGGAAATACTTGTCGCCCAGGGTTCATACGATGCGCAAGAGGAAGGCTATGCGGAGAGCAACACTCAATTCTGGACGGCTGGCGTGATTTACATTGCATTGCTGGCTGAACAGGAAGCCGGACTCAGTATGCCGTCTCAGGCTCGAACGATGCTGTGGACTGATGATAGCCCCGACTTCCCGGTCATCGAAACTTATCGCGAGGAACAGACACGTTCGGATATTGTCCGTGGTCGGTTCCAGACGAATGAGGTTGTCACCGCGGCAACCGACATTCTGGCGTATAAGTTGACAAATACGTAAGTCATTTTGGTTCTCCTTGACAGTTGGGCCGGGGCGATTGATTCGTCCCGGCCTATATTGACATCTTTTACGGGGACTGATTATGGTTAAAAATAACACGTTCAATGGCTGGTCGAAGGTTCTTGTCGGCTTAGCTGTCTCGCTTGTAGCAATAGCTGTGGCGTGGGGCACTGTCCGAAATCAGGTTGCTACTAATTCGAGTAACGTCGAAAAGAAATTGGACAAAGAGGTATTCCAGATGTACTGCGAGCAGCAGAAAGCGGCGTCGGAAAAAACGGACAGGACTCTGGAGAAAATTGATGGCAAACTCGACAAGCTCATCAGTGGAGAATGACAGCCCGGAAGATTATCTCGATGTTATTCATAAAGCAATGATGCACCTGGCGTCGGCTGATTACAATCACCGGACACTACCAGAGTTTCTTGAGTTGCTTGAGGAAGATGAGGATTTTGTTGCCAGATTTCGGAAATTTCTTGGAGAACGTAAATGAAAAAAGCAATACTCATACTCACAGTAGTGTGTTGTGCAGCCATCTTGATGCCGACACAGAGAGCGTCCGGTCTTGGCCAGCGCCAAGCGGTGATATACATTAGAGCGATTGCCGCTGATTTGGAGCTTACACCTGCACAGGTGAAGAACCTTACACAGCAGCAGGCATACAACTACATCGTTGCCAACTATCCAAAAATACCTACTGCGAAGCTCAAAGAATTGGCCGTCTATTGGAAGGGTATAAAGATTATGCTTTACAACGATGCTGTTGAGCGCCAGACGGTTGCAAGGGTTGTTCTGTGGCTACAGCAACATTTGACGCTTTATCCAGACGCGGTTGGTTTGGATACGGATTATGCCAAAGAACTTGGACGACGGTTCATGCCACTGCTCTATGGGGAGGTTGATCCCAATGAGATTGATTAGCATATTCCTGATATTGTGCGGGTTTGTCTATGCAAGCAATATGGGCTGTCTCGTTGGTGGGTCAAGTGCAGCGAATACAAACGCTGGTTGGTTTGATTCAGATGTAATTGGGGTCGCGGATGCCACGGCAGCCAATGGTGCGGCATTGAATAGTAATGCCGGGGGAGCAGTTACGTCGGGCGGTGGGGCGAACGTAAGAATAACAGATGCCTTTCAGTTTGGTAACACAGTCGTTGGCAGTTATATTCGAGTTGACTTTACAGACGATACTCACGCCGATGGTATATATAGGGTTAATATAGTCGATGATAGTTATGTTGAGATAGAGCTTGCATATGTAGACGACGAGAACGTAACCAGTTGGAGTGTTGGCGGCGCCGTTCCGATTGTTGATGGAACCTGTGGATTGCAGGAGGTGTTAGATGATAACCTCGGCTCTGCTGCTGCTAACGATGTTGATATTTACGTTACGGGCTCTGATACTGCAACTGCAACGATAGTGGCTGATACCGGTGGCGGGGCATCGGGCATGCTCAAGAGAATCATCGGAACCAATGCCAGTTACGTGGCCGATGGTACTTATGCTACTATCACCGCCGACAGTGCCAACCTTGCCGGGGGACCTATCATACAGATTGTAGACCTTAGCTATATTACATTTGAGAATATCCATGTAGTTGTTTCGGGCGATGCGGCTGCGGCTGGGGAGGATGGATTTCAATTAGCGAATACAGTTTCCAAAACTTGCGTCTCGTTTTTTAACTGTAAAGCTACGGACGCCTATATTGGGATCAATTATAGTGGTGGGTCCAAGGTTGCCAGCTATTCACATGTCATAGATTGTACCAGCGTAGGAAGCGTGCAGTATGGTATGGATATTGGCTCTGCCACAACCATAACGGATTGTTATATTATAACAGCTGGTTCACGGGGCATAAATGTTGGTACTGCCCATGGAGTAACATTTGATGGCTGCATTATTGAAAGCGGGGCCAGCGGCATATATTTTAACGAGAATACAGGCGCTGTTTGTGTAAGGAACTGTTCTTTTTATAACCAAACAACCGCTTGTATAGATGCGTCGGCAATTCGTGAGGCTGGGCTTTCTGCCTTTAATAATCTGTTTTGGGTTGCAGACATCAACGCTGATTTTCCGATCCTCAATACTGCCGGTGTGATTTATATGCTCTATGAAGATTACAATTTCACCAACGCCGACGCAACACGATCATCTATGCTGACAGGGGCTAATTCAGGCAATACGCTTTGGTCGGACACAGAGACGAACCTCTGGACCGATGCGGCAAATCACGTTTTTTCAGTTGTTGACGCAGATATGATAGATGGCGGCAGGCCGACATTGAGCGACGAAGGGGGCACGCCTGCGGACGGTTACAGTACGCCGGGGGCGGCTCAGTTAGCTCAAACACAAGCGGACGGCGGCGTTGCTGCCGGTACTACAAATAAAAGCGGAGGCAAACAATGAGACAGTATATCGTATTGTTCTTAATGTTAGCGGCTTGTGCATGGGGAGCGATAGATGTCGAAAACCATGCCGACGATGTAATAACATATTTCGTCTTGGTTGACCAGACAACGGGCGACCGCGACACGACGGTTACTATTGCCAATCTTGAGATGTATTATATTGAGGACCAGGCCGCTGAATCCGCTGATGCTTTTGTGGGTGCTCACGGCGCGGTAACGGATGCTCATACCGATGGCGAGTGTATTCATATCGGCCACGGGGTGTACCGGATAGACTGGCCGGACGCTGCCTTTGACGGCGGGGTTGGCAAAAGGGTGCAGTTGACGGTTGTTGATGGCGATGATGGCGCAAAGACCGAAACGCTTGAAGTGTTGTTATCCCCACCGAGCAACGTAACACAGCTTGACGGCTCTGATGTCCAGCAGACTACAGGACACATACATGCTTTTGATGATGCGGGCGCGGCACTTGCTGCTGCAACGCCACTATCCACAGCATCAGGCTACGCATCGGACGCCAAAACCGCCGCCGAGAAAATTGACACGAATACTGAGCTGAGGACATTATTGTATGGCTCGGATACAGCGGGTGCAACGGGAGCGGCATTATCGACAGCTCAAGCCGATCTCGATACCATTACAGGTTCGGATGGCGTTACGCTTGCAACTGCACAAGGATTATATGCACCCGCTAAGGCTGGAGATTTAATGGGATTGGCCGACGAGACAATAAGAGCTGCTTCTTTTCACGCTGATGCTGAAGTTGCAATTACTGAGATGGTTTGGAATTCAACCACAGATTCTTACGGCGGTGAAGGCACTTACGGCCAAGCAGCAGAAGATATTCTTGCCGATACGAGTTCGACCCTTGACACTTTAATCAAAGCCATTCCCACGAACGACGAGTTTGCGCTTCGTACTATTTTGGCGGATGATTATGTTGTTGTAGGGGATACGATAGCCGGAGTTACTCTGGTAACAACCACGACGACAAATTCTGATATGATAACAGCGGCGACGGTAGAAGGAGAATGTATCGACGCTCTTGAATCGTTCAAGCTCGACGAACTTATGGCCGAGGCTGTTACGACTGATCTGAATACAGCGGTGCATGATAACTCAGCACTTGGCTACTTGTTTGCGATTTCAGATGTCGCTGCATACGACCGAACTGAGGATTCATTACAAGGCATTATTGATTATGGTGATGTAGCTTGGATAACAGCGACGGGATTTTCAACCCATACCGCCGCTAATGTAGTTGACAACTTTGAAACACAAAGCGCTGCGGACCCGACCGGATTCAAAGTAAATGTTATGGAAGTAAACGGCACGGCTCAGACGGCAAATGATATGTCGGGCGATGTTGACGACATTCTTGTTGATACCGCCGCCTATGATAGCGATGCCGAATATGCTGCTGCAATATGGGGTGCGGCGATGGAGAACTCAAAAACTTATGCAGAAGTTATGCAAGTATTTGCGGCGGTGCTTTCTGGTAAGAGCAGCATTGCCGCTGGAGAAATGACATTTGTTGGGATAGATGGCGTAACCGAGCGATTAGTTGTAACGGTATCGAGCGGCGCGCGTACTTCTGTTGATACGTGGGATGGGGTGGAGTAATGGCGAACGAAGTATTTTTTCCAGACGGTTTTTGGGGCGACTATCCCGGTGGGTTAGCCGATGCCCCGTCCGCGCCGACAGTATCGGCAAGCGTGTCAGGTACAACCGCAACCATAACATTCGACGGCGATACAGGTGCTACAAATTATCTGTTTTACAAAGCGGCGGGCGCTTCAGCATGGACAGTCGGAGGCGAACGCAGTGGCGATGGCGATATTGCAGTTGCTGGATTATCAGCCGGTGTCAGATATACGTTTGTCGGCTACAGCTATAATGCGACCGGCGGCAATTCCGGGCCGTCGATAACGCTTGATGTACTGATTCAGGTTTCGACAACTTCCGTCATCGACGGATTGCTTGCCGATCAAGCGGATGTATTTCTTGCGAATTTCGGCGAGGCGGTTACTTATTATCCAAAGGGCGGCAGCAGCAGGGACATCGTTGCGATAGTTGACCGCAACCCTGTTAGCGGTTTGGCAGGATCACCGCATGGCAATACGCGGCGATTCCTGCTTATCGTCAAGAACGCAGCGGCTGACGGTATAAGCAGCAGTGAGGTAAATACCGGCGGTGATAAGGTTGAGTTGTCCGGACGTATCGGCGAGACGGCGATTCAGAGCCGTATCAGGGCTGTTCCTTGGCATGATCACGGCATGATGCACTTGGAGGTGGCGTGATGTTACAGGTTTTCCTTACAACCGACAAGAGACAAGTACGCGGGATTCAGCGTGAATTCTATAATGTCCCGAACGTGCTTAGTAGAGAAGTGCCACCTGCGATTAACCGGGTGGCCGAAAGGACGCGACGATATATTGCGAACCGGATGGCGGGCGCTAATCCCGGCCTGACAAAAAAAGATATTCACTCGGCGACAAAAACAGAAAAGGCGCGCCCAACAACATGGGAAGGCAAGGTGTTAATGTTTGGCCCCCGTGTTCCGGTGGCTAAATTGGATGCACGGCTGGGGAAGAAAACAGAAACGACTGTAATTGCCAGCGCAAAACAATCGGCATGGCTATTTTACAATGTATTTAAGCGCAAATATGGGGCCGCCGCCGTGTACTCGACTGCGTATCATATAGCCCGTAAGTCATACCAGAATATTACATATCGTGTAAACGGACGAACAAAGAGCCTGGCCGGGACAGGGGCATTTCCGATAGCCGCGCGTTTTGGCCGTAAAGGTATTTTTAGGAGGATCGGGGAGAAGTTGATCGAAATGAGGGGTCCGTCTCTTTTCCAAATACTCGACGAAAATACTGCCATGATGCGGGATATTATACGAGAGGCTAATGATGGATTTATGGCCGAACTTGAAAAGATAAACGAGCGGCATTCTTTGCATATCCCGCGACATCCTATTAAGTTGCCAGAACTGGGGGTTCCCGAATGAGTGTACCTGTCATCGAATCTATTGCGGCAAACCTGTTGACGACAATCAACAGCGTAACTGAAGGTAACGGTTACAACCAGACAATTGTTGTCAAGCGACCGAGCCGGGTTGACTATGAGACCGAAGCGGCGGGCGATGACCTCGAAGGGCTGGTATATCAAACGAGCCGGGAACTATTGACCTGTGCGATGAACAGATATACCTGGCGGCAATCATTCAACATCGTTGTCTTTGCCCTGAACGATGACGGCTCTGCGGTTACCATAGATACGCGGCTGAATCAGATCGCAGAAGATATATCGAAGGCCCTGCAAGTTGACATCACGCGAGGGGCCTATGCGTACCAGACTGATATCGGGGTGGTTACTTTTGCTATTGCAGATGACGGCTCGCTTAGCGCCGTCATGTTGGAAATAACAGTTGATTATCGAGTTTTGAAATCAGACCCTTACACGAAAGGATAAATCATGCTTACTGAAGTTGGAGCAATAATGGTCATATTAGAATCTCCTTCGGGGACAGAAGGGGTTACTGACCAGCCGATATATGTCGAAAACCTTGCGATCAATCCGACCGGCGAGTTTATCGAACGTCCTGGCCGGGGGGCATTTCATGGACCTGAGATGAAGGGCGTTATCGGCGGGCGGCATGGCAAATGCACCTTCACGACCGAGATGCGAACAGACGGATCGAACGCATTCGATGCCGGGCTTGCGATATTGTTGCAGGCGTGCAATTACGTCAAGACATTAGAGGTTTATACAATAGCCAAGATTGCCACACAGAAGACCATCACTATTGAAGTCTGGGAAGACGGCGTGCTCAAGGTACTCTACGGTGCAGCCGGCAAGTTTACTGTTGACTATGCAACAAACAAACGGGTCTTGTTTAATTTTGATTTTGATGGCTTATACAAGGCCGAGTCCGATGAATCTGTCCCGGCATACGTACCGACCGGCACTACGATGATGTTTGGCTCCGGTGCGTTTACAGTCCTGACCGAGTCGCACATGATAAGTAGATTCACCTTTGACTCAGGCAATGTCGTTGTTCCGAGATATGATGTTACCGGGGCGGGCGGCATACTGCATTACCAAACGACATATCCCAAGCCGACGGCAAGCTGGGATCCGGAATCCGCTCTTGTTGCTGCCGACGATGTACACGCCGATTGGCTGGGTGAATCTACCGGCACACTTTCCTTGGCTGTGGGCGACGGGACCGACAAAGTTACACTTGACTGCGGCAAAATTCAGTATATGGAAATCCCGGCAGGCGCTCGGGATAATATACGAATCCACGAAGTAAAGGTACAGTGTCTTGAGACGCACGCGACGGTTCCGACAATGGCTAAGTTCACAGTAGCTGCGGATACATAAAAGTTAAGGATTTAATTATGAATGTTCCAATAGCAAGACAGGCGATGCTGGCCGGTGGAGTATTACAGGGCAATCCCACCGACGTACAGATAAGGCAGTTGTGGCGAAACCTGACAGACGAAGAACGTAAAAAATACATGGCAAAAATTAGTGGAGACAAAAACGATGCTACCAATATCGACAGAGGAAAAGTACAGGGCAATACTAAAAGAACACGAGGCGATAGAGGATCCGCCGACGTTTCTGTTTGAATGCCTGAACGGTCGCCAGCAGAGGGAAATCCTGTTATTTAAGGAGGGCATGGGGAAGGGCGACCTTGCGGACTTCGACGAGCTATTTGCTCAAGTAGGGTCCCACCTTTTAGGATGGGAGAATATAGAGGTCGAATACAGCAAGGGCGGATTGATGGATGCCGTGTCCTACATCCAGTGCATCGAATTGCTTGCGCTGATTGCATATCAGCCGCCAAGTATTGCAGATAAAAAAAAATTCAAGTCGCCATCGCCCTTGAGTACGGAAAACTCTGCAAACAGTGTCTCGGAAGCGACAAGTGCACACGAAAGTTCACCGAGTACACCGGATGGCGATTCGACGGTGTAGGATATGACGACTGGTTTTTGCGGGAATGTCCGGCGGCATACATTACCGGCGACATCAGGCAGACAATAAGCCTTGCGGGACTATATGAAAAAGGATTGCCGCCGATAGCGGGCGGGTCTCTTGACCAGGCAGTTGCGTTTATTGCAGCGGCGGAGTTTATCTGGCGAGAAGAAAAACAGTATAAGGTGGAACAATGGCCGAACGTGATGTAGTAATTCGGATTCGTGCAATAGACCAAGCAAGTGCGGTCTTTAATCGTGTCGCGCTTGCAGCTGGTGCGTTCGTGTCGATCTGGGCTCTTCGGCGAGGGGTGGAAGATGTAACTGGAGCATTTATCGAGGCCGAGGCGTCGTCAATTACCTTGGCGGCGGCATTGCGGGCGACCGGCGAAGCTGCGGGCTTTACTACTGACGAATTAGAGGCGTATGCAGACGAATTGCAGCGAGTAACGACGATTGAGGATGATGTATTCAAAAGAGTCATGGGCATCATGGCTACGTTCCGAAACGTATCGGGTGATATATTCAAAGAATCTATCGAGCTTGTTGCCGATATGAGTGTCCAGTTCGGCGGACTTGAGAGTGGGGCTATTCGGCTTGGCAAGGCGCTGAACGATCCTGTACTTGGCATGACTGCACTGTCTCGCGTCGGTATTCAGTTTAGCGAAACCCAAAAAAAAGCAATAAAATACTTCGTTGAGCAGAACGACCTAATAGCTGCCCAGAAAATTATCCTTGCCGAACTTACTAATCAATTCGGAGGGCAGGCAAGGGCACAGGTCAATAGTTTTGGTGGTAGCATTTTGCAACTCAAAAATGCGTTCGGGGAACTCAAAGAATATATGGGCCAAGTGATCGCAGAAATACAGGGGCTAATAACAGGCATACGGGTTGCAACTGCGGTAACTGAAAACCTTGGGCTTGCGTGGGACGTTGTTTGGCTACAAATGCAACTGAGGGCCGTAGGATTCCTGGAGGATTTCGAGCATACATTCAAATCAAGGATGTCGCAATTGTCTGAGTGGTTTTATTTGAACTGGGCAGATATGCTGATAACACTGGAAAGTTTTCTCAGCAGTATTTTTGAAAGTATAGCGAGAAATATATGGAATGCTCTTATAGCCATTAAGGGCTGGCAGAAGTTTGAATGGACGCCGTTTCTCGATACTTTCGAGAACACAATAGAAAAATTCCCAGCTATCACTAAGAGGGTGATGACGGATGTAGAAAAAGAGATTGCGGCGTCGCTGCTGGCGAGCCAGGAACTATTGGGGCAGAAGATTGGTGAAAGACTGGCGGGTATTCCTGACTTCAGGCGACCGGGAGCACCATTCCTGCCGGGGGCAGGCGACGATGACGAAGCTGTAAAAAAAGCGGCGAGGAAAAGAGGGGACCTCACAGCAGACGAATCGAGATTTATGACGTTCGGAAGGAAGACAGGGAACGCGCAAGAAGAGGCGGTACGTGAGGCAAAAAAAGCAGCACGGATCGCAAAGGAACAACGAGATAAACAGTTGCGAGCGCAAAAGGGGACGAATCGACTCTTGGAAAAACTAATGCCTTGGACTGTCACGAACTTTAATTAGGTAAATACGATGTCGATAATTGATGTAACAGAAAACTTTACCGGACTCGGTTCTAACGATTTTGTAAATGAAGACGGCACGATTGCCGGTGGAAGTCGGCGGTTCTTTGATGTTTACTTTGACGAAAACGACACCTCGGTTAATCGGGCGTTCATTGCAAAAGCTGATAGTCGCGTACCTCAGTTAGGTGATCCTCATCCTTATGATGCATGGATATATGTATTAAGCCGCGATGCAATCGTTGACGATGAGAGTTCGTTTTTGTACCACGTAACGATTCACTATCAAGAGGTGCGCAACCCACTGGCCGAGGCTCCGATTATTGAGTGGCTTTCGGCAGCGACAACCGAACCTGTTGATACGGATTGGGAGGGCAACCCGATCCTCACGAGTTCAGATGAACCATTCGACCCGCCGATGACAGAGGAATTTGACGATCTGATTATGCGAGCAACATATAACCTGGCCGTATTCAATCCTATTGGCGCTATGAATTACAAGGGCGCGATTAACAGCGATTACTTTTTAGGCTTCGCTCCCGAACAGGCAAAGGTCAAGGTATATTCAGGCCGGGAGATAAGGGCGATAACCGGCAATTATTATGTCGAAATTTCTCTTGAGATTCACTTCCGGGCAAGCGGCTGGGAACGCAAGCCTCTTGATCAGGGATTCCGAGTCAAGGGGGCGATTACTGACGGCGTTCAGGAGTACACCACAATCAAAGACGACGAAGGCAACCCAATAAGCGAACCTGTATTGCTCGACGGGCTGGGCCAGAGATTGGCCGCAGGAGAGCCTGTGGTCCGATTGGGGTTTTGGACGAAACCACGATTACCATTCACAACTGAATTTGCAAGGATTATATAATGGGAACAAATAGATTTGTAGGCGAGGCGGCTGCGGTCGCTCAAGTGGATACATTTACACCTGGCGGCACGATTGAGATAGGCGATATATTCATATTAACGGCTACCGGGCCTGACGGTGTAATCGAGATTCTAACTTTTGTCGCAACCGATGATCAGGCCGGGACCGTTGCGGCAGCACTTGTGGTTCTATGGAATGCAAGTACAAGCACTGCCTGCACGGGCGTGACGGCATCGGGCACGGTAACGGTTATCCTGACGGCCGATGTTGCGGGTGTAGGATTTTCTGTTGTTGGAACCACAACGGAGACTGGTGGCGGGGAAGCGGACGATCAGACATTTGCGAGGGTTGCAACAACTGCCAACGCAGGGCCTTGCGATTGGACTTCGGTTGCCAATTGGTCATTAGGTGCAATCCCAGTTGCCGACGATAATGTTTATATCGAGGGTGCGTTTTCAATCCTCTACGGATTAGCTCAGTCTGCGGTTGAGCTTGACAGCTTGAATATCTCCGGCGCGAGAATCGGGACAAATCCGGCTGCCGGATGGCGTCCTGTTTATCTTGCTATCGGGTCGCCGATAGTGGAGATTGGTTATCACTATGGGCCGTCGGCTGTTACGCAAGCTGTTCCGATAAATCTTGACGTGGGCGAAACTGTTGATGCAGTAATTAACATTCACAATGCAGGCAGTAACGGGACTATGCCTGCGGTCCGGATTACATGCAAGGATGACGGAGACACGTTAGTTATACGAAAAGGCAGTGTAGGATTGTTCAACAACAGTGCTGGCGATGCGCAAATGGCGACTGCGACAATGAATTATGTGACGAACAAGGCGGGCGACGTTGACCTGTTCATTGAGCCGGGCTGGACGATTGCAACCATCAATAAGAACGGCGGAGATTTAGTGTTGCAAACGTTGACCGGGAAAACTATTGCTACGATAAATCTCGCCGGCGGTGGAACGGTCAAGGCCGAAGGAGACGGGCCGATCACGACAATCAACTACAAGGCTGGTGCAGGCGCATCGACGATAAACTCGACAGGAACGATTACGACCATAGTTATCGACGGTGGAGTTGCAGACTTCACGAAATTGCCGGCAGTCTTAACCGTTACAAATCTCAAACTCAATCCGGGCGGCACGCTCAAGCATGGCTCGAACTTGACGATCACAAACTGGATGGCTCCGGATAATCCAGTAACCCTTACAGCATCGGCGGCATAATGGCGCAGATATTATCAGACAGAGACGCGGCAAGAGTCCAGGCGATGCTCCGCTGGTTCGATAGCAATACCGACATCCGGTATCAGCGGCGGCGGCATAAGGACAGAGGGGGAGCCAGAGGCACGAACGTGCACCAGGCTTTTTCAAAATCGGCGGCGGCGGCAAACACAGACGCCTTTGTCTGTCACCTCGATACTGACAATACAGGCGAGGAGATCACCGTATATCCGCTTTACAACACAACAGTTACAGTCCTTAGTCTTGCTGCACCGCGTTTATACGACGGCACACCTGTGGCTGTCTGGCAGGATACATCGGGGACATGGTGGACTTGTGTTACGTTTGAAAAAGCGGGGCCCTGCTAATGACTTTTGAGCTTGGATATAAAAACAGCGGGTTGGTTTTTACCGACGGGCAACTGTGTGATAATTGCTGCGATGCGTTCATTGCTGTGACTGACGACGCATTCGGTGGCAATCTGGCGGGTCTGACGGCATTAGGGACTGTAAGGTGGCAAGGTAGCGTGTCTGCTTTTGTGCGAGATGTCGTCAAGACATCAACAACCATCTATAGGGCACAGCACAGTGGGGTTGTACGGGCTTCATTGTCAAACGGGTATATCGACACACTCACAACACTGAACTGTAATGGGATTGATGTTGATTCAAGTGGCAATATCTACATCGCTCACCTTCGCGCCGGGGCTGTTTCGGTGACTAAGGTCAACAGTGCCGGGGTATCTCAGTGGACTTACGATACCGGAGGCAACGCTCTCAAGATAAAGCTCAATGCTGACGAATCGCAGGTTGCAGTTGTTGGGGACCGGGCCGACAATGGCGGCGGCAATAAAACCCTGTGGGTATTGGCGACAAGTGATGGAGTAGAGCAATGGACATTCCATGACGCCGATAATCCTGCAAGCACTGTGTCGGTGGATTGGGATGCGTTTGGTAATGTCTACATCGTTGTCCCTGTGGGCTTTGGCGGATGCCGCAAAATCGACAGCAGCCCTGCCCAAGTCTGGCAGTGGGATATCTGCACAGAGGTTGTTGAGGCGTGTATCGACCTTTTGACATATACCCACGTGGTGACGGATAGCGTGTACGTTTATCTGAGTGTTGGCACGGGTTCCGGGAGCGTTATGGCACTGACAGTATGTGGTGATGTGGGTTCTGGTGAAGGCCGTAGGGTATGGGGCGGCCTCGGCGGTGCAGCAGCAGCCCTGGACGCCAACGGGAATCTGTTCACAGATTCGCCTGGCGGCGATGTATATTCTATCGACCCGTCCACCGGCGATACGATATGGACTGCAAGTTCTGTGCGTGCGGCGCTGCTGTCAATCCATGCTGGCAGTAAGCCGGGGGCGTTGCCGTGGGGATGCAATAACACTTATATCGAGGGCGACCTTGTTGACAACGGGGGTACGGTGTATCAGTGCAAAGCCAATCATATTTCTTGCGGCCCTGAAATATGGCACGCGAAAGTTTGGACTGTTGGCGACCGTTGTTATTGGTTAAATGTAAACGATTTGGTATACATATTAGAAAACAATAATAAAGACGGCGATGATACAACCCCGCCGGACGCCGATGCCGATTGGGTCGAAGACAACGACGAGCCCGGTGTGGGAAATCACTGGGCTGACTATTGGGATTAGAAATATGGGATGCTGCGGCAACGCGGGTGCGATAATTCAGGGCTATACCAATTTAGCAATTGGCAAGCAGTATCCGTTCACGCCGCGCCGCCGGATGATATGTGGTCGATGCGCTTGTATCAAGAGCGTTTGGGGGGCGAAGTATTGCCGGGCCTGTAAATGCTTTATCGAGCCGAAGGTTCGGGCGAAAAAGAAAACATGCGATAAATGGGCAGCATAAATTTAGCGTCTTAATTACCATCCCCAACGGGGCATCGGGGCGGGGGGTCCCGGCGGGCCCGCAGGCGCGTGTTGCTGTTTAATAATTTCGCCCATAGATCGATGCAGCCACTTCGTTTCACCGTCCAGCACTAATTGATTTGTGCTGGTGTACACTTGCCCGTCGATGATAATATCCATGCCTGTCCGTAAATGCCCGCGATTATTATAGATAACAACAGCAGGCTTGTAGTCGGGTATTTGCAAGCGTTTCGTATCCAAATCAATCGAGGCCGTAAGCGGAATGCCAGACGCTTCCATGCAGATCGCCCACGTTCCTAACTCATCCTGCCGGATCAGCATTGCAGCAAAGCCTTTTTGCCTGGCGACGGTATTGGTGTATTGCAGGGCTTGCGGCACGGCATCAAGTGTGAAGTCTGCGCAATGGCGATAGACAGGGACGGCAACGCTCATCAAGATAATCATCACCGCCATTACGACCAAAAGTTCGGCTAACGTAAACGCTTTCATGGTTTTACTCCTTAAAACAAACTTTACGATATAGACAGCTTACACTATCCCGCGGTGTTTGTCAAGCGTCCGGCGGCGGTTAATTGCCATAAACGGCAACGAATTATCTACGCGACTGAACAAGGAGTAATCTTATAACCTCTGCTGCTGTAAAAGCTACTATGCTTGGCAGGAACGCCAAGGGTGCGAACACGAGCAGGTATGGAATGGCCATGGCGCGATGGGTAGCTATTATGTATAGCGACACAATCATTGGAAAAGTAAACCATACCCATCCGAAAATCTCCCACACCGTGATCAACAGAGTTCTTGGCGGTGATTTGTGGGCAGTGAAATATTGTTTCACGCCCGCGACCATCCCTTCGATGCTTACCTTTTGTGGCGGGAAATACGGTATAATCTTGAACGAGGTCTGGCAAGCTGGGCATTTGGCTTTTTTACCCACCCACTCATCGGGGACTTCCCGCACTATCTGACAATGGGGGCATTTGATGTCCATATCATGCCCTCCCAACAATCAACTTTTTCATTTTGATTCCTCCCAAAAAAATTGTTTTTACCTAATCTCTTATACCCCAAAGATTTACATCCGCAACCGTAAAACTACGGGGTTTTTCGGTTGCAAAAATAGGTATATATCCCTACAATGCTTTATATGGCGGTCCTTGTGCTGCCGAAGCTATGACAACAGGCATGGCCGAAACCACGGGGCCGCCGTAACTCCTTACGGATCGGGAGGTTACAATGAGCGACGCCGCCAGAGCAATTCAAGACGTCTATGTCTATAATTTCCAAAAAGAATCAGACATCGCAGCAATTACTCGCCTTTTGCGCGATGACGCGAGCGCGGCTTTTGTTGCTGGCGCGCTTCTGTCTTTTCAGCATCATCTCCAACGACCGTTCCCCGAAGCATCTCAATTGCCACAGGCTTCTTGTCGTCGGAGAGTAAGACAAATAAACGACATACTTCCTCCGGCGTAGGGGCAACATCCTTATCATTGGCTGCGGCCAAATAGGCAAACCAATCTTCTTTTGGTAAATCACGCATTGCCAAGATACCAGCAGAGATAATCTGCTTATAGGCTACTCCCGTTGCCCGTCGAATCTCCATGCACGCCACTTTTGCCGGCCTACTCAAATTTTCATCTGCTCTTTTCACCATAATCCCAAAATAAACAAAAAATTTACGTTTTGCAAGTCTTTGTCAATAAAAGACTTAACCGTTGGACTGCTTACGGAACCGAAAAATCCGTCAGAAAACGTTTGACTTCGACGGAAACGTAGCGTAAGATTTACAGGTAAGGTTGACACGAAGGGGCTGGCAAGAGCCTTGGAGTGTTGAGGATTTTTGACAGGTCCTTCTGTGGAGTTTGAAATGCGAAAATCATGGTAACAGAGTAGTTCGGCCCTGTCAAGCAAAAAATACGAAACTAAATAAAAGTTTCTTAGGGATAAAAAACGGTGCTCAGAACACACGCCAAGAAGAATACCAACACGTTAGATTGTTTTCCAAACGATTTGAGCATCGTTTAGGGTCGGCGGCTAATCCACCGATTGTCGCCGACCCGCCCTTTTTTTTAAGTACATGGATGTTCTGCAAATGGATTGCAAAAACAGAGAAAGTTTTCTCCCTCCAGGCACGGTGGTTCAAGCGGCGCAGTTTGAATTGCCGTGCCACTTATTTTGGCAAGGAGGCCACCATGAACCGACAGGAACAAATCATACGCCAGCGCAAGCAAATCCCGCAAGTTTTCCGAAAGGTGTACGACCGGGCCGTCAAGGGCAAGAGCCTGCGGGCGTCGGTCAATGCCAGATGTCTGGATTGTTGCCACTGGCAACGGTCGGCGGTTCGGGATTGCCCGGCTTTATCGTGTCCACTGTGGGCAGTCCGGCCCTATCAGATTGCCACAGAATCTCAAAAAAGGCCCATAGAGGGGTAGTTTGCGAAATAAAAAAGGGACAGGGTAGTTTGCATAGAGGCCGGAAGGAAAAATAACATGAAGATCAAAGTCAAAGATTTGGAAGCGAACCCATTCAAAAACTATACTAAATATCCATTAGACAGGACAAAAATAAGAGATTTGAAAATATCTATCAAAGAAAATGGATTTTGGGGTGGCCTTCTGGTTCGCAAACATCCAACAAAAAAAGGCAAATATCAAATGGCGTTCGGACACCATCGACATCAAACCGCTAAAGAATTGGGTATCAAAGAAATAGATTGTATGGTGCACGACCTTTCTGATGATGACATGTTGCATCGTATGTTTGCGGAGAACCATGAAACATGGGGGATGCTTCCAGTTGGTATTATCCAGAATGTGGAAAGTGCCAGGGATAGGCTTGCAGATATTCTGGAGAAGAACACATGGGAAGATCTTGGTGAAAACACCAAGATGTTGTGGACTGACGAGTTCCAGTTTTTGCAAACTAAGGGTCATGGCGTAGGCCGTACTACTATCTTGAACTATCTCGGCGGCTTATACAACGAAAACGAAGTCAAAACCGCGCTCAATATATTGAGTGAGCCTGAAAATGGAATTTCTGTTGATGCCGCCAAACAATTACAATCAATGTCTCACGTTAGATATTTCCGTGCAGCAGTCAACAAGTACAAAATCCCGAAAGCAAAACATACAGAAATTGCTAAACAAGTAACGAAAGAGGATGTTGGGAGAAGGGGCATAGAAGACGTAGTAGCAGAGCACGCTCTACCCAAGATACGAAAGAAAGTTAGGTTGGCAGCAAAGAAGCCAACTCCGACACTGGATAAGTATGTTGAGATTACAATCAATGATTTGCGAAATGTACGGCTCAGGTTGGGACGGATTAAGTCTAACTTGAGCGACATAGAAGATATGGATACCCGCGACGCGCTGATGCGGGAATGCGATAAATTGATGGTAGTAATCAATGACTTGAAAATCAAGGAGAACAAAGATGTCAAAAAGACGGCGTAAAAAGAAACGGATTGTATGGTACAAGAAAGTCGCTGATGCTATTCTGGCGCAAAAAACCTTCAGCATTGAAGATAGCAAGTATGGGTCACGGTACATCTATGAAGAAATCGCTCATTTCTTACTGGAAGATTGGACTGATACAGAAAAATGCAAAGCCTTTGTGTATCACTGTAAGAAAATCAAAAGTGCGTTTCCAAAAGCAATATCATATTTGGAATCACCAAAGGAAGAGGACGGAGAACCACAAATCGGAGTCTTAAAAGATGGGGCAATCAACCATCTTACGAGAATTACTATTGACTCGACCCTGCCCAATGCAAAAGAAGATGATTGCAAAAGGACGAAGGACCATGTTCGACACATGGTCAATGCAGCAAAAGGGCATGTACTCATAGCGCATCCGCCCGTTAGTCCGGAGCTTAATAAATCGGCCCGACGGCTGTTGACATGGACTGAGTCATCAGGAGAATCAAAATGAACTTAATAGCAGCAATTATTCTGACGGTCCTGCTGTGGGGCCTGATCTGGAAGCTCGGCAATGTCTGAGCGTTTGCGGGACAACAAAAACTTAACTTTTAACTTTTATCAGGAGAACCAAAATGAAATTGGCAGAAGCACTACTCAGGCGCAAAGAGTTACAGCAGCGACTCAATAATATCGCGCCGGTTATGTCGGCCTCGGACAAATTGTTTAAGACCCATGTTAAGCGGTTATCTGCTGCTGATGGGATCGATGAAGCAACTATCCTCGTTCCCAGGCTGACGCTTGGGCAGGTTACGGCTGAACATGATTTTCTTGCAAAACGACTCCGGCTCGTCGATGCAGCTATTCAGCAAGCGAACTGGACAATGGAAGTCGAATCAGTATTTGACGGGTGCGACGTCAACGAAGATTATGTCCCGCCGGAAACGCAAGACTGATTAAGATGCTCTTTGAAAATATGGCTGGCGGAAGTGCAAAGGGTCTGCCCTGAACCCTAATCAGGAGACGTTTCGGAATGTCAATGCAACTTTCAAACTCTTGGATGAGAATATGATTGATTATCATGTTGTGGTTCGATACCACTAAAAAACTAACTCCGAATAGCAGAACCATTTACAGGTCACATCCGAATATCCGATTGTGATTACATCCGAGTCCCGATTAAGAGAAGTCCGATTAACCAAGCACTTACCAGCCACCTTTGCTATGAAAGATCGAAAATGTTTGCGGCTTGCGCCGCGTAACTTAGGGCAACTCAGGGAGGAGTGGAGGGACAGGGATGTCCCGGCCCGCAATGGCGAAAAGAGAGGACAAAATGGCTTGGCATTTTAACAAATTAGCAGAAGCCAGCCATGCCTCTGCCGAGGCGATTGAATATACGCTCGGTGTGGGTTTCTATTTCGACGGCAAAGAGTGGATCGATGAGGATGGGCTTGCCTTCACGATTCAGCAGTGTGGCGAAAGGGTACTCGGCGTGAAGTTTACGCTGGTCATTTCCGGCGCTGACATTGAAAAGGCGTTTTATATTGGTAAACCGGAACCTGTTTAAGGAGAATGAACAATGACAGATGAAATGAGTTTAACAGTATTTGACCCGATCAAATCACAAATAGCGGAGTTGCAAGAAAAGGACTCGAAGCTCGTGTTCGACCACAAGACGGCGGACGGCGAAAGAGAACTCCGGTCATACGTCCGGCGACTGCGGAGCCACAAGACCACTATTGCTGATTTGCACAAAACCACAAAGCAAGGGGCAGTAACTTTCGGTCGGCAGGTTGACGCCATCAAAAACGAATTGACCGAAGGTGTCCAAAAGATAATCGACGCCCGCATGAAGCCCCTGGACGACATCGAAGCCGCGAAACGTGCAGCCGCCGAAGCTATTGTCGAGGCCGAGCGGCTCGCCACAGAAAAGGCTTACGCCGACCATCTTGCGGACCTGAAACGGCGAGAGGCCGAAGTTGCCGCAAAGGAAGCCGAGCAGCGGGAAGTTGAACGTTTCGCACGCGAAAAGCGCATCGCCGAAGAAGCCCGCGAAAAAGCACTTAGGGAGGCCGAACACGAAAAGCAACATGCCATTGATGCCGAGAGAGAACGTGTCCGCAAAGAGGCGGAAGCAGTACAGGCCGAAAAGGACAGGCTGGCGGAGATTGAACGCAAGCGGATTGTGAACGAGGAACACCGCAAAAAAGTCGAAGCAGAAGTTCTTGATGCACTTGATGGTTGCACTGGCGATCACAAGGTTTCCAAGAATGTCCTTTTCGATCTCGTCCAAGGTTCTATCCCCCACGTAATAATAAATTACTGAGGACGCCATGATAATCCACGACTGCATACAGGGTTCCGATGAGTGGTACGCCATCCGGCTGGGCAAGTGTACCGCCAGCAATTTCAGTAAGGCGGTTTCAAGTGGCCGTGGCGCCGCCGTCAGTAAGACTCGCAAAGATTATATGAAAGCACTTGTGTATGAAAGAATCCACGGGGTCCCGTTTCCTGGGAAGTTCAAGGGCAATAGTGCAATGGACCACGGAACCGAGACAGAGGACGAAGCTCGATGTTATTTCGCGGCCCTGATGAGGGAGGAAATTAAACAAGTAGGTTTCATTGAATACAATGACGATATAGGTTTTAGCCCCGACGGTTTGATGGGCGATGATGCTACCCTTGAGATCAAGTGCCCCGAGCTTTTAACATACATGGACTACATAGAGGCGGATTGCATAGATTACGGCAGCCTTTCAAAAACGTACAGGGATCAGGTGCAGGGTGGGCTGTTCGTAACGGGCCGAAAGTATTGCTACTTCGTTCTTTACGATGCACGCTACCCAAGCAGGCCATGTATGCACGCCCGGTTCGACCGAGACGACGCCTATATCAAAGAACTTCACATCAAGATTGTAATGTTTGTTGATGAAATGAAAGCGATGCTGGAAAAATTAACGAAGCCCGTATTTTAGGAGAGAATCATGGCAAAGAGAACGGCTTACGAAATGACACAAGAAAATCTTGACGTGCTTTTGGATGCTTCCAAGCCAGTTCGTTATATGATTGTTGGGGGGCGACCGCCAAGTAGCCCACAGGAAAACGCTAATCGGGCATGGGCAAGTCTTGGTGAAAAGATGGGATTTGATAGTACAACTGTCCGCCCGTCCAACAAAGGAAACAGATATTTTACTGCAATACCAAAGGAGTAATCATGGCAAAGCAAGAAATACAAAGAGTAGAGCCGCCCGAATCGCCAATTATACAGATTGGGAAATTGGTACAGCAGTCCGACGGCAAGATAGACACGGCTGGAATGGAGAAACTGCTGGAAATGCACTTTCGCCACGAGGCTGACGAAGCAAGGAAAGTCTTTGCCTCTGACTTTGCGGTTGTGCAATCAGAAATAGCGTCTGTTGTAAAGTCAAAATTCAACCCGCAAACAAAAAGTTGGTATGCTGGCCTTGATGGCGTTATCGAAATGGTGAAGCCTGTATACACCGAACAAGGGTTTTCTATTATTTACTACGAAGGCGAAACGGGTGTCGCAGAAAACATACGGGTTTGCGCAGATGTTTTACACAAGGCGGGGCACAAAGAAACCTACCACCTTGACGTTCCGTTGGATGGGAAGGGGTTAAAGGGCAACGCAAATATGACCAAAATACACGGCAAAATGTCTTCGGCTTCTTACGGTCGAAGAAATTTGCTATGTATGATATGGAACATTCCTACACGGGATGACGACGGCAACGGTCCGGGCAAAACCGCCCCACAAGTCAGTCCGCCGACAGAAAAGGAATGGGGATTTATCAATGAGGTCTGTAAGGCAATGACGCAGAAGCCCGGCAAGAGGGTTGATCCGAAAAAAGTAGCTGCTATTTGCTATGAAAACACACAGGAATACCCCCATGATAAGAGAGCGGTAAATCCTGTAGCCAAGTGGCTGTCCGATATGAACCGGCCTGAACTCTACATCGACGAACCCAAAGATGAGTTCGATGAGTTCGCAGAGAAGTACAACGCCGAGCACAACGACGTGGGCGGCTTGCCGGACCTGCCAGAACCGGACGAACCTACTGAGCCGCGCTATTACTGCAGAACCTGCGACAAGGACTTTGAAAAGTTCAAATTAAAAGGCGTCTGCCCGGAACCGGAATGTTTGAGCAGAGATATTGTTGACCGCAGGCCACCTGTCGAGCCAGGCGAAGTGCCGTTCGGAGATTCCTAAGTTTTCTCCCTCCAAAACGCCCGCGACGGGAGGCGTTAAACCCCGGCATCTTTGAAAATTGAATAATGGGCAGGTGGCGGAATAGAGACGCGGTAAACGTGGCGGGCTTTTGTAATAAATAGCGATAATACGCCGAGACTTTATTGCAGATTGGTCGGGCCTCACAAAGGCCCTTTCGTGCAAGCGAAAATCCAAGTATTCACCCAAGCTTCATCACCGAGCTAAGGATGACCACGACTCCTAAGTTAGCTCATGCAGGTATCGAATCCTGCCCTGCCCACCTTTGAAAAGTGAAAAAGCGCCGGGCACAACTTTAACTTTTATCCGCGTTGAACGCGGGGAATGTTGCAGAAAATATTGCTCTATATAGTTGCTGTTTCGATACTAATGCCCGGCGTTTTTTTTGAAAAGGAGAAATCAGAAATGAATGAATCGAACATAATACAAAAGCTAAAAAACAACCGATACCCCTTTGGCATATGGCCTGATCCTGAGTGTTACGGAAAAGAACTCGGCGAAGCTATGCAGGTGAAGGCATTAGAGATAGGGAAAGCCGAATTTTTTTATTACAGCGGGGCATGGCATGGGTGCACAACAACATCTTTTTTTGTTCATGAAACTGCCTACTGCCTCCGCTCCGGCTACGACGAAAGGCCGGAGATAATCGAGTGCAAAATTGAGGTCCGCAACGGCCAACTCATGTATGCCTCTCCTGACGGCAATGGCTTCATCGGCCTACACAAAGCTTTCAAAGACCCCGACTGTATCGGCTTCAAGTTTGAGGACGGAATGGTCCTGCCTTACCCGGTTTATATTTCTGGTGCTGGGTATAGGGAGGAAGTTATTTCTGGCGATTCCACAGTCCTCGATGCCACCCACGTTGTACTCTGGAGACGGAAATGAAACACCCTATAATCAAGTTACTCGTTTTAATTTTGGCTATGTCGGCTTTTTCATTAACACTGTGTATAGTCAGGGCATTTCATCCACCCTCCTCCGAAGCAGGTGCGGGCAATCTGTCTGCGCCTGCTTTTATTTTGCCTTCTCAGGCGGACGTACAGCGAGAGCTCGTTCGCAGGGGTTACAAGATCAAGTGAATTATGGCCGGAGACAAAGGAAATAAAATGATTTTAGCTTTCAAATTATCAATGCCAAACAACAACGCATTGAATGGTACGTGGACAGGAGATAATACGTTCTATGCAAGAGTTGTCAATTTCGGCAGGTCAAAGAGCGCGGTTGCAAAAGCTACTGAAATTCGCGACAAAGGATATTTCACTTATAACTTTGGCGATGGTTGGCGTGCAGGGATAACTGTTACAGAAGTCGATGCAAAAGAAGCTGCCCGAATTAGACGAAAAACTGCTGGCTTTTGTGGGTACGAATGGATGATAGATTCGATACGCCAGGATATGACTATCGTTGCACCGTCCGACCGCAAGCGGCAATCGCAAAAGCCTATAGGTGCTGTCATGGCTGATTGTTTCGATAAGATGTTGAGGCAAATATGACAGTCAAAGAAGCACAAGAGGCATTAAAAAGAGCGCCGAACAATGATACGCCCTGCAAAATCAACCCGGCACTAAAAACTAAAGACTTTCATAAAATTATGGTCGATTGTATGTCTTCACAAGAAAAAAACACGGCCCGGATTATGTATTGAAAGACATCTTCGAGAAACGGGTATATCAGTGTATTAGAAACCAACGATGTCCACGATTTTAGAGAATAGCAAAATGAGAGAGATACTATTCAGGGCGTGGGATATGCGGAAAAAATGTATGTATTCTGCTGAAGAAATGGGAATAGACCAATTAACTATAATTCCAGATGGCCGTGGTTTTATTAACGTTTCCGGAATTTCAACAAAGCTAAGTACATTTCTTTCGCATTTAATTCCTGAGCAATACATCGGCCTTACGGACAAGAATGGGGTGAAAATATGGGAGGGGGACATCTACAAGATATTCGATGACACGAAGGAAAACAAAATCTACGAAATTATATACGAAAAGGGGTGTTTCTTGGCTAAGGCCCCTGATGGCATGAAGTATTATGCTTATACGTGGGCCGATAATTGTAAAGTCATCGGTAACATCCACAACAATCCTGAATTACTGAAGGCAACGGAATGCCAAACAGGAAAAAATCTTCAATAGTCCTCTTCGCCCAAAAGCTGCTGGATGAACCATTCCAGTACGAGCGACAGGACGAGTACGATGAGTTTGAGCGGCAAGCCCCACCGGGACGATATGCCTTTAAGATTTTACGCGAACGCCCGCCAAGGAGCCAGAAGCAACTCGGCAACCTGTTCGGTAATGTGATTGACCAAATCGTCTACCAGGTAAACGAGGTAGATTTTGAGGGCATCGACGGGTTTATCGAATACCTGCTTGACAAAAGCATACCAAAAAACTGCCCGGCAAATCCGGACTCTGTCATTGTCGCTCTTAGGAAGGCGATCAAGAAAACAGGCCCGGCAGAAATAAAAAATATACTCTACAGCATATCCCCAACGCTCAATGCTGATGGCGAAGAGATAACGCTCCACGACATGGACACCAAACAGGCGGCGTCGTTTACCGACAGGGTTGTTAATATGGTTGCGGGGTATGTTGTGATCGATGACCCGGACAAAAATTGGAGAAATAAACCAAAGAAATGAACACGCTGGGCCGGGCGGGACGTCGCGAGCGTTCATCTCCGCTCGGCCCAATTTTAGAAAGGAAAATAACATGAGCACAACACGACACGATGTATTGCAGGCAATAAAAAAGGCGCAGACTTTGTTTGTTGAGTACACAAAAGAAATGCGGGCTGAACTTGCCGAAACTGAAAAACCGAAACGGCGGCATGGGGATTATGGGTATGCTGGGCGCAGAGAAAAGGGTGGGGGGCAAGTACCATCGTTAAAATGCTGTCTTCTTAATCACCTTGAGAATGGGGCACTAAATTCGTACGAGGATGGCGGCTATAATTATGAGACATCTATGCCAATGACCAAACTCGGCAACATCTTCGACGACCTCAGAGCAATCGCCAAGCCACTGGAGGAAATTAACGCTGGCGGCATAATAATTAAAAAGGACAGTAGCGGTGGTCTAAATCTGGACCCGCCCCATGGAAGACATTTCTTTCATGTCGAGAAAGCAAAAGTGGCAACGTTCATCCTTAACCTCCGCCGCCTCGCAGCCACAGCAGAGAGGGCAAAAAATGGGTAAGAGCCGACTTGCAAAACAGAAGGCTAATCCCAATAGCAAGTATTGGAAAGGGAAAGCAGATGATGCGTGGGCGGAAGAGATTAAGAAGGTTGGAAGGTGTGAGCGTTGCGGTTCTCTTTCTAACCGACTTAATGCTCATCATATTATTACGAGAACGCGGCTACGGTTTCGGCACGACCTGTCTAATGGCGTGTGCTTATGTGTATGGTGTCACAGCTTTGATCCTACTTTTTCGACACACCAAGACTCCTACGGGGCGGAGAACTTCCTGCGATGGCTCAAAAAAGAACGCCCCGGCCAATTCCAGTGGTACGAAGAAAACAAGCACGACAAGCGACAAATGGAATGGACTTACAGGGATAAATATGAGGAGCTAAATGGCAAAGGACAAGAAGAACACAAGAAATTTTGAGAACAAGGACGGACCATGAACACAGAAGCAAGGAAGCGAACAGCAAAAACCCGCAAACCTCCGTTCCGGATCACCCCTGAAATGCAGAAGCTGCCCGACAAGCTCGATGCCAGGCCCGTTGCGATGAAAACAAACTGGGTATTCGCCGGCAGCAAGACGGTACTTGGCTGTTTGAATTGAGGAAACATTATGCACATAGACATCAAAAACTGGGAAAAATTCCAGCACTACAAGGACCGCAGGCCGACATGGGTTAAGCTGCTGATTGAAATAATTGAAGAGTTTGATGACGATGGTTTACCCAAGAAATTCCACAAGTTACCGGACTCGGCCAAGCTCACTTTTATCCTTTTGGCATGTTTACGGGCAAACTATAACAAGCATATCCCCTATCCGAGCGATAAATGGCTCAAAAAACGCCTCGGCATAAGCACGGTAAACCTGCAACCCCTTGTGGATGCAGGGTTTATCTATATTGATACGGAAATGATACAGGATGATACGGAATTGATACAGGATTCTACAAAAGTGCTAGCACCAGAGAGAGAGAGAGAGACATATACTAAAGAGACAGAGAGAGAGAGAGAGACAGAAAACTCTATCGAGTTTCAACTTTCATCACTCTTGTTTGAACTCATCCGCAAGAGAAAACCTGATTACAAGAAACCAGACCTGCAATCATGGGCGAAACATATCGATTTGATGATCCGCCTGGACAATCGAAACCCGAAGCGAATCCGAGAGGTTATCCAATGGTCTCAGACTGACAGCTTCTGGCAAAATAACATCCTATCTACCATAAAATTACGAAAACATTTTGACCGATTAGAAATGCAAATGAATGAACGAGAAGGAACTACAAAAAGTGAATGCGTCGGTGCAATACAAACAGGCCGACAATCGCGCCCGCCACGAAAGAACCGCGACTACAACGGTCAAGGTTCCGACGGCGGAGTTTCTATCGACAACACGGCATGAAAAGCCTGAGCCGACTGAACGCGAGGTGCGAATAAACCGCAGGCACAACCGCGCATTGAAGCGAGGGCAATGGCGGTCCAGGCTGGCGGCGATTCCGGTGCTTTTCAAACATGCCCGTTACGGCAACTTGTCGGCAAAAACGCGAGCGATACTTGCTAAACGAAGACCTGAGCAGGGGATTTATGTTTACGGGCCGACAGGGACAGGCAAGAGTTATATGGTGTGCGCCCTGGCACGCCGACTTATGATAACTGCACAGGTAGTCACTATCGCGCGTGTGCGGTATGACGATCTGCTCAAAGAGATACGAGCCTGTTATCACACCGGGGCGAAACAGGCCGACGTTGAGGTCATCCAAAAATACAGGATAGTCGATTTGTTGATCATCGAGGATGTCGGCGTAACGACGAGCTTAGACGGGCAAGAGACTGATTTTAGTTTGACAACACTGTACCTGTTCGTCGACTGGCGGCTGGAAAAAATGAAACCAACCTTCATCACGAGTAATAAAACCTTGAAAAATCTGGCCGAAAGTTTTGACGCCCGCATCGGCAGTCGCTTGAGCACTTATCAGTTAATCGAACTCACGGGCAAGGATAGGCGAAAGGAATAGGCATGTCGTATAACAGCGCAATTTCATGGACGGACTCTACGTGGAATCCGATTGTCGGATGCAGCAAGGTGAGCGCCGGGTGTTTGAATTGCTACGCGGAGAAGATGGCACATCGACAAGCACACATGGAAATAACAAGGGGTGGGCCAGACCGATACGGCGAGGTTCTTGATGTGTGCGGCAAGTGGAATGGCGAAACAGTCTTTGTCGAATCTGCCTTGACCAAGCCCCTGCACTGGCGCAAGCCCCGCAAGATATTCGTATGCTCGATGTCGGATTTGTTTCATGAATCTGTCCCCTTTGAGTGGGTGCTTAAAATAATTGGCATAATAATCGCGACACCTTGGCATAGCTATTATTTCCTCACGAAGCGCCCACAACGGATGTATAAGTTCTTTGCGGCGTTTCCTGACGGCTGGCTAATCCGCGAGGGAATGAAGCATACATCGTTTTCTTATGAGTTTTTTGCTTTACATGCGATCAATGGAGTAATAACCAACGCGCAAGTACAAAGGGCAAACGACTACTGGAAGTCGCATTACGACCAATCCGAGCGCGGGAAACTGGATGGGCCAGTACCGCACCCTATTCCTAACTTGCACCTCGGCGTCTCAGTCGAGAACCAGGATAACGTATGGCGGATAGCTGAGTTGGTTAAGACGCCAGCGGCAAAGAGGTCCGTATCGTTTGAGCCGTTGTTACACGGGTTTGATGTGGCTTTGAAAGGCATAGATTACATTTTTCTTGGCTGCGAATCAGGCCCAAGAGCAAGGCTGTGTAAACTTCATGCGATTAGGCACATGATACGGCAAGCCCACAACGCGGGTGCCCTGGTTCACGTCAAACAAATACCGCTCGACGGTAAGTGCAACAAACACATCGAGCAATGGCCGAAAGAGTTTCAGGTAAGGGAGGTATGACAGATGAGCACAGAAAAAGAGCTGTATGAAAATGCAATAGTAAATATCGAATGCGCGCGCGACGCCGTTGAAGATGCGATAAAACTTCGTCGCATTACAGAGCTAACGCCGGACAGGGGGCTGGTGTGGGCGCTGCGGATATTGGAACACGAGACAAAATGCGAACCTGTCCCCGACCCCATCAACGACTGGAATGCGGCGAAACATAAGCAGAGCAAATACGATGATCGAGAATTCGACATTGCGCTGAATTCTGTTTGGCGGGAAAATTGTCGCAGTTACATTAAACACTCTTTTCGTTATTGGGCTATACATGAAGCTCAACCTAAACATTATCTCATTGCCGCTGCTATGGCGGCGGAAGGAGCAAAAGAATGAGCAATGAACTTGTACCGCCCCGTGCGTATCATAAGACCGAAAAAATAACAGCGAAAGTATCACAGATTGATTGGGAATCAAAGCATGTCTTCGTCACATATCCAAACCCAGATGGAGGTATTCGCATAGGAGATTTTTGGAGCTTTGATGAAATCGAACTAATTAAGGAGAACAAGGAATGAAACATTTTATTAGGGGCCTTTTGAAGTATGACTGCTCGAAGGCTATGCGAAGAGGCAAACGTATCAAGGTATACAACCCGGATAACTTAAAACGATGCCCAAACTGTAGGCAGTGGCTTGCGGTATGGATACCAAAACGAACAATTATCATGTTGCTATTGATTGTCTTTGCCGGCGGCTGCACAGCCAAGCGCTACAGCCAGCGAGAATGGGACGCGGGGGGGAATCTGGTTGCGAAAGTGGACGTGTGTCTGGTTTCTGTTCTCACAAAGACACAGGCCAAAGACATTTTTGTTCTAACCAAAGGCAAGATGATGTTTGTTGGTGATTTCTCGCAGAGCCCAGACGTCCAGGCCCATGCAGCCGCAAAACCTCCAACACTGGCCGAGTTGAATAAACAAATTAAATTAGCAGACATAGATAGCCAGATACAGCAGGCCAAAACGAGACAAGAGAAATTGAAATATTTGCGAAAACAAACGGTTACAGTTGGCGAGCTATTGGATCGGTGGGGGGTAGAGCGAAAACGAGACATGGAAGATCATTACATTACTCCGCATTATAGTGATCCGGGTTATTATATTAAGAAGTACGCTGAAGAAATTATACTTGAAAGGGAGTCAAAATGAAAAAGCTATTACTAATTATACTCTGTCTGCTGTTTGTCGGCGGCTGTTCGCAGACAATTGTGACTATGCCTGACGGCAGCACGCTCAAACGGAACAGGTTCCTGGATTGGGAACAGATAGGTTCAGTCTCATACGACGACGGCTCGTTTACTCTGGACGGCTACGAATCGGACACGTCGAGGCTGATTGCAATTATTGAAAGGCTTATTGCCGGAAAGGGGGTGGAGCGATGATAACCTATTGCAAGAAATCATTAAAAGTCAAGATAGTATCGGCAGAAAATCCGGAAGGTAGGTTTGCCAAAAACTATGCCGATATAATTGCGTTTGGCATCCAACACTTTATTGAAACAGGCAACTACAGCAGGATTGCAGACATTAAGATTTACGGAGATGGGTTCAGTACTCGGGCGCTTATTATTTACGAGAAAAAAAAAGAGGAGGTGAAGTGATGACAGACGAACAAAAAGAAATTAAGAGTCTCCACGAAATAATCAGGCAACTACATATGAAACTCGCCGCCGAGCAGAAGAAGAACCGACGGCTGCAGGAGTTCGCTCGGCATGTAATACGTCAAGAATGCCGGTCAATATTTGACCTTGACGGCTTCGACATAGAAGAGTTGGCAAAAAAATTAGGGCTGATTGTGCCGCGAATAGTAACAGAGGAGGACGTTGACGACGAAAGCGATTATGGGGTTGGCGACACGATCTTTGTTTTTTCCGATACCCTAAAAGGAGAATGACTAATGAAACGACTTTGTCATTATTCCCGTAAACCAAAAGACCTGCCTGAAGTTCCAATTCGGTGGGTGAAGTTTGGTGCGTCTCGAGGGTCGGAATACACCTTTCGTTATTACAAGGGAGTTAAGTTTTGGATGCGAAAGACAGATGTTCACAAATACACCACAGGATTTTCGGTTGGCCGAGAACCTCTGTGTATTCTTGTATGATTTGAAAAGTAAAAGGAGAATGACAAATGAAGTACAGAAAACTAAAAGGTTGGAAGTATGAACTGCTGGAAGAAATGCAAGTCCGTGTCGAGATACCACGGACGGCAAGAAGCGCATACATTGCGTTGTCTGATGGATATTTAATAGTAAAAGAACGGTATGCTTGGGACGGTCCATCCGGACCTACGTTCGACACGCCGACGAATATGCGGGCCAGCCTGTTCCATGACGCCCTGTGCCAGCTAATCGGCGAGGGCCTGCTCGAAAAGAAGTATCGCAAGTATGCCGACGAACTGCTGCGGGTACACATGTTAGAGGACCAAATCTTGTATGCTGACGGACTGCTAAAGATACTTGGGGCAGGCGGTAAAGTACTCTATCAGTCTAAGAAGATAAAAGGGTGGAAACGAGCGATATATCTACGGTGGGGCAAATTCAGGGCCAATGGTTACTATAATGTCGTGCGGGCGTGTAGCAAGCTGAGGGGGATGTAATCGAGAACGGAAAGAAGGTAAAGCCATGAACTTAATTGAAGGATTAGTGAAAGAGTTAAAGCGTAACCGAGAGATATTAAAATTGTATGAGGAAATCCCAACAGGAGCGTTTGGCGCGGCTATGATAAAACAAGCAATAGCGGCTGCCGAAAAGTCAATATCTGATGATGACGTAGTAGCTATGATGCGAGCCTACGACGACCTAAAATCGACCAAAGAATGATACAGGGAAGGTAAAAACATGAGCAAGCGAGCAGGGGGCATTAACTTTTTTGCGGCGAGAATACCGACTCCATACAAAAAAGCCCCTGCTCGTATTAAAAAAGGATTGATGTTTTGAAGCATGGCAGCGCAAGGACCAAAGCCAAAAAAGAATCGCGAGATATATAGACCTGCGTTTGCTGAAGAATATACGGACGAGCAAACGGAACTGCTTAAAAGATGGGATGAATGGAAAAGAAGATACGACATAAAATTTCCGACGTTGTTTCAAACGATAGAGTTTCTTGAAGAACGGGGGTACAAAAAAGATGATGGCGAAATACGCGATTGGGATGGTACTGGCATTTTCTCTAAGCTGTGGAGTCGTTTTCGCAAACGATCCGAATGATGCAGATTATTCTGCCGGTGTCAAGGCATGGCTGTCTTCAATCGATCCAAACTCACCTGCTATGTATTCAGATGGGTTTTTTAATCTGCTTGCAAGAAAATGGTTAAAGAAACCAAAAATCACGGTATGGCGAACGGCAAGAAAAGTAAGTCTGCCACCAAAAAGGATGTCGATTATCGGCGTTGATGTTGATGACCCAGAAGATGCCAAGGTTGTTTGCCGTTTCACTTTGAAAGAACTTAACTTTGTATCATTCGGTTGGTTTGCATCTACATACCAAGGCGGCTTAAAATGGAAATTGCCTCCGCCGCCTGTGAGGATGACTAAATTTGAAGCGATGGCCGCGCTTATGAGATTATTGTTTATGGAGACAGAGTAATGACTCAAGAAGAATGGAACGAATTACAAGCAAAAAACCCAAGCCCAGAAGCCGAAATTCAGTATTTGGCAAGGTTGGGTTTGCCTCAAGTTTCAATAGAAGATGAGGAGACTAAATAATGGACGAACCCGGCAGATACAACGTTAGGATGCAGGTTCGATCGTTGGCCCCGTGGTTTGGGGGAAAGCGGAATCTGGCCCCGTTGATTGTCCGGGAGTTGGGTAAACATCGAGTGTTCTGGGAACCGTTTTGCGGGTCGATGGCGGTATTGCTGAGTAAGGCGCCGTGCAAGATGGAGACGGTCAACGACCTGCACGCCGACCTGATCAACCTGGCTCGGATAGTGCGGGATCCGCAGGAGGGACCGCGACTGTATCGGATGCTGAGGCGGACATTTATGCACGAAGATATTTTTGCAGAGAGTGACCGGCTGATGCGGGGATTTGAAAAGGCGCCGTTGGGTGAGATGGATGCAGTGTTGAGGGCATATCATTACTTCGTAACTTCGTGGCAGGGGCGCAAAGGCACTGCGGGGCAGCCGGCCAATCGCAAGGGCACTTATTGCGTGCAGTTTACGAGCAACGGTGGCCATGCCGCCAAACGATGGCAGTCGGTATGCAAATCTATTCCCGCCTGGCGACGGCGAATGCAGAATGTAACAATCCTTAATCGGGATGGCTTCGAGTTATTGGAGCGGATCGAGGATAAGGATGGCACGGCGGTCTATATCGATCCGCCTTACTTTGAAAAAAATGCTAAATATCTGCACGATTTCAAGTCCGCCGACCACGAACGCTTAGCAATCGCAGTGAAGCGGTTCACAAAGACTCGGATAATCGTGAGCTATTACGCACACAGCGAGGTTGACAGGCTGTATTCTGGGTGGACGCAGAGACGCATCGAAGTGACCAAGTCCATGAGCCAGGGCAATAAACGCGGGGCGGGCAAATCGCGGGCAACGGAGGTTTTGCTAATCAACGGACCGAGCTATACGGACGAACGCGACAAACACCCTTTATTCGAGATGACATGAAACCACACGGCGGGATTGACATTTTGACCGATGAAAACAACAGACCGTTCTACACGAAAAGCGGCCTGCCCCGGCTGGTATTTACGGCGAAAGAGATGGCTGCAATGTGTGGTTGTACGCCGGTAACGTGGTCCAGGTGGCTCAAAGAAGGCAAGGCGCCGCAAGCGACTGCCGTTGAAGGAACGCGATGGGAGGCGTCTCGTATCCGCAGGTGGCTTGATATTAAAGATTAAAGAGAGGTAGTGATTGACACCGTGATATGTGGCAACGTAAAGAGATACCAGATAATCTATGCTGACCCGCCGTGGCAATATAATGACCGGGGCTGTAATGGTAACTGTGAGCGACATTATAAAACTATGGCGATAGACGATATTTGCCAATTGCGCGTGAAGGACATAGCAGACGAAAACTGTGTGCTGTTCTTGTGGGCTACATATCCTATGTTGGAAGAAGCCTTAATGATTATTAGGGCATGGGGATTCAAATATAAAAGCATTGCGTTCCAGTGGGTGAAACTTAACAAGAAGTCCACGACCCCTTTTTATGGACTCGGCAGATGGACAAGAGGAAATACTGAGCCTTGCCTGATAGCGACAAAGGGCAAGCCGAAACGACAAAGCAAGAGCGTGTTTCAGTTGATACAAGAACCCATCAGTCGGCATTCCCAAAAGCCGCGAAAAGTCCGTGAAGAAATAGTGCGGCTCATGGGGGACTTGCCACGAATAGAGTTATTTGCCCGCAAGCCCGACTTGCTATTCGATGCCGAAGGATACGAGGGTTGGGATGTGTGGGGCAACGAAGTGGAAAGCGATATTGAATTGTGAATCAGGAACGCGACAACTACGCCCTACTTGAGCCTACCCAAAAAACCCGTCAATCTTCAGGGCAATGCGCATCTCAGTCTCAGGAGTAACCCCGATATACCCGTCTGTGGTTTTGTAACTTCTGTGGCCTGCGTGTCGTTGTAACGTTGCGGCTGATTCGCCCTTGTCGGCCAGGATCGAGAGCGAGAGGTTTCGGAGGTTGTGGAATTTCAGTTTCGGCAGTCCCGCCCGCTTGCGTATCTTCTCCCATGTGAATCGTACCTTACCGTCCCACGGTTCGCCGAACAGTTTGCGGGCGCCTGTAGGCAATGTCTCGATGTACCTGATGATAACCTGCATAGCGTTCGGGCCGAGATATTTGATTTCCTGTGTGAGGGTCTTTTGTTCCAGTGTGATGATCCTGCTGTGTTCAATGTCGATATACTCATCATCTGTTGTGTTCAGGCTCAGTTTCTCGATTGCACTGCGGCGCAGGCCGGTCAGCATAGCCAGCGTCATTCTGGCATGGAGCGGAGGCGTGGACTCTGCCAGGGCGAACAGGCTGCGGATTTGGTTCTCTCCCGGCGGCACGAATCGGCGCTTCACAGTGGGCAACATTTTGAACTTTGTGCCGTCATGGGCAAAGTGGTTCTCCACAAGCCAATTCTGGAAGGCTCTCAAATTTCTCAGGTCTTTGTTGATTGTCTCAGGTACAATCTTCTTGCGGCTGCTGCTGGTGGTCTTTCGCCTGGTCCTGAATGCCTCGATATTGGCGGTCGTGATGTCGAGGGAATTGGTGGGCTCGATGATCGCCACGAAATATTCGATACTGCGTTCAATTTCAGCGAGGGAACTGGCGGCGATGCCCTCAGACTCTTTCGATGCAAGGTACAGGTCGCGTGCCACTGAAAAGATTTCGGGCTTGACTCCCTGCCACGGCTCGTAATTCAGGCGGTGCTGCATGTAGGACTTCCAGCGGTAGGCGTCGCCTTTTGATTTGAACGATTGCGCATGTCGCTTGCCGCCCTGATGGTATTCGCCGTACCAGCGGTTCCGTGTGTGCCTATACCAAACTCGGACTTTTTTGGGCATTGTCCTTCTGCCCTTGCGGGCGGTTAGCTCTCGTTTTCAAAGGCTATATATTCGGTAGCTTTTGACAGGATAAAGTCTGTTCTATCCAAGCCATCTCCAGCTTGATTCAGCACAGCTTGGGCCAGCTCATATCCGACCGCCTTTTGCGAATCGGCTAAACTGTAAATGGCAATCGTATTGTCGGCCCACGCCTCAGCATGTTTGAGTCCATTTGGGGATACATGGGTTTCACCGCCGATGCGCCCACTTTCCTCTTTGATGTTGCGAATCATCTGTTTGTAACTGCTCAGCGTCTTGCGCTCACTGTCCGTAAGCTGCCTGCGATGGATGTTTACCAGGTTTAGTTTGTCTTTGAGTTTCATTCAGTCCTCTCTTTCTGCCCTTACGGGCAAAGATAAGGTCCACCCGGGTTGCTACGCACAGAGAAGTGCCCCGGGCAGACCGTAATGAATTGTTTTGTCGTGCGTAGCATATTTACACTTTACCACAGATTTGGCCAGAGTCAAGCGGAAAAATAAAAAAAAAGCGATACCAAAGCGAGACCAAAACATGCCTGAGAATCCAAGGGGGTCAAGCTAAAATCGGTTAAGTGCCTGTGAATACAAGGCTTACAAATCACGCCCGGCACGACTCGAACGTGCGACCTTCGGACAGTTAATCCGAAGAGGAGGGGGTGTCAAGCACTAAATCTGCATTTTTTCATAAAATAACGGAACATCTCTTAACATTCATTAACATTCATTAACACCCAGACCGCGACCAAAGCGATACCGCGCAAATCCCTCTTTTTCATGGTATAATATACGGATGGTGTTATGGGAAAAGCAGTGCCAATGCAAATAAACCTCGTATATCCCCCAATCACAAGGCCGCGCGTGCCTATTGGGATTGCATCGCTAAAAGCGTACATGGAGGCCAATAGCGGCGTATCTGTCAAATGTTTCGACGCAAACGCTGATTGCTATATTACAGCTATCGTTGCAATAATACTGGGGGAAATCAATCTGGGTAATTCAAAAGACAGTATTTTGGAGGCGATAGAATTTCTCTGGAGCGGTGATATTGCCGATTTTTATGATCGCAAGATTTACAACCGCCATATCGCCGCATGGGTGGCGTTCATTGCAAGGGCAATGCCGAATATGGGGGGGGCGTTTTTCGGCAATGTATTAGCGCGGCAAGCAGCGAGCGTGCTGGAAAACAAGCCCGACATTGTAGGTTTTTCCTGTATATTCAACTCACAACTACCCTATGCGATTTTGATGGCTAAGATAATCAAGGGCATGAGCCCAGGTACGCAGACCGTATTTGGCGGCAGTTCGGTCCCCGACGAACCGTGGGGCAATCCGTCTGTGGATCATGTTATTCGGGGCGAGGGTGAAAAAGGGCTCCTGGCATTAGCCAGCGGAAGGATCGGCCCACACAATCTTGATGATATGCCCTATCCCGATTTCTCAGACTTCGATTTGGGCAGCTATTATACACCATTGCCCTTTGTTCCGATTATGGGGTCAAGAGGGTGTAGTTGGCGGCGATGTGCATTCTGTGAGCATCATAAGATTTATGGCGGCGAGTATCGGGAGGCATCAGCGGATCGAGTAGTGGACGAGATGGAATATCGGGTTAAAAGGGGGGTGCGAATGTTTGGGATTGTTGATGAGATGGTATCCCCAAAGCGGCTCTTGCATTTAGCTCTTGCAATCCAACGGCGTGGGCTTGAAGTTAGATACTACCTTATGGCCAAGCCAACAACAGGGTTCAGCCGGGAAGCCTTGAAAGAAGCGGCAAAGTCCGGATGTCAATATATCATGTGGGGCCTCGAATCTGGCTGCCAAAGGGTAGTTGATCTGATGGATAAAGGCATAGACGTAGTAGGGGCAGAGGAGACAATGCAGGCGGCGGCTGCGGCAGGCATCAAGAATCATGTGTTTGTTATAGCTGGATTTCCTTCTGAGACAGAGGATGAGTTCCGAGAGACATTGCAATTCTTGTACCGCAACAAAGACATAATCCACATGGTGCACAAGAGCATTTTTGCCCTGTATGAAGGGACACCAATATACCGCAATCCCGCAAAGTATCACATCACACAGATACACGATAGGCCGGGATCGTTAGGGTACAACGTGGATACGGGAATCAAACAGCATCAAGTATATGATATGCTGAAACACTATTACACTAAGTTTATGTGGCACTTGTGCCGTATATCGCCAGCCAGTGGCATGATGCGCGAGCACGTGTTGATGCAGTATTCCAAAGGCATGGGGATGGAAGTGGGGACAGTACCGAAACTTGAGGACATTGAGAGATGTGGTATCAATTTGCTGGGGTACGTAAACCAAGCCAAACAACCCTAAAATGTATGCGTGAGCTACAAAAGTACAAAGATGAACTAATAGAGCTAACCAAATGATTGTAAGTGCTTATTATACAGAGGCTTGGGTCCTTCCTGGGGTATTCAGGTGTATCAAGACCAAT